TAACATCGGAAAAATTGTAGATTTGAAGGATACTGAAATGAGTCTTATTGAGATAAGAGATTTTAGAACTTTGAGACACATGCTCAAGTATTTTGTCACCGAAAGAGATGTTGCAAATCATGAAATTGATTTTGGTAATGTTGAAGCAAGATATTCAACAATCAGACCGAGAGATGGAGGTTATGAGCTTTTTAGGAGTTCATGGTCTGATATAAATTATGCCGGAGATTATGAATTTGAAGGAGGAATTGCAAAAAGAACATATTTGATGAGTGAAGTTGAAGTTCCAATGCGAGGAGATAGTGGTTCTCTGATCATACATGGAAATGATAAGAAAGATCGACCAATAATGGGGATCCTGATTGGAAAGAGAAGAACATTTTTCAGTGAAGGAGTACCATTATATTGTATTGTCACACAAGAACAACTTTCAGCTGGGTTGAAACAATATCCACAATGGACAACAATAACACCATGTAATTTCATTGGTGAAGCTTCAGATTCCCCTTTAGTCAGAGTCTTTAAGTTTGATAATGATGTGTCAAAATCATATTTGGCAGATCAGTCAGTCTCAAGAGATTCAGGTTTTAGGTTGACTGGGGTTTTCAAAGATGAAATTCGAACTTATCCAGCTGCACAAACACCCAATGATCCGAGATTACCATCGGGTGAGAGACATTATCTTCAAGTGTCATTGAACAAACGGAACAATTCTAATCAGCCTTATTTTGCACCAGATGAGGAAGACGTACTTATCAAGACCTTAGTACGTGAGATGAAGAGAGGTTGGAATTGGAAAACAGCAAGAGTCTACGATATAAGAACAGCAATCGTAGGAGCAAAGAAACCAGGAGGTAAGCCAATTGACATCCATACATCTGCAGGCATACCTTATAAATTTGAACCAGGAGCAAATGGAAAACAGCATCTTATCTATTTCTCCGTTGAACAAAACGATTACGTCATAAAAGAAAGAGTGTTCATTGACGTGGAACACAAGTTGGAGTGTTTGAAGAAAGGAAT